ATCCATCAATGCTTTGTCTTGTGCTAGTACTGCTGCAACATATACTTCTGCAGTAGTCAAGTCCATTGCAACTATCTTTGACCCCGCTGTAGCTTTGATACAACCCTTAACCGAAGGATTGTCGCGAGGAAGCTGCTGCATGTTTAGCTTACCACTAGAACTAAGCCTGCCAGAAGTTGTACTATGAAGATTGAAACCAGTACGTAAGTGATCGTCTCTGTCCAGCTGTGGTATGATTTTGTCCAAATAAGTATTCTTAATTTTGGATTTTTGACGTATGTTAAGGATAAGTCGTGGAATTTCCGAATCATCGGCAAGTCTTTCAAGTACTTCTGCATCCGTTGAGTCTGCACCTGTTCCTGTTTTCTTGCCAGTAGGACGTAAGCCAATCCAATCAAACAGTAAAGAACGAAGCTGTACTGTACTATTAGGGTTAAATTCTTTTCCATTAGATACCTCGAATTCTCGAATCTTAGGATTCTTATACAGCTCTGCAATAGCTTCATCAATATCTTGCTGCATAATTTCTTGGGCTGCATGAAGCCTGTTCTTACAAAAGGGAACTCCGTTGTCCTGAATATCAGTCAAAAAACGAGTGCCGGGTATAAGAATATTTTCATATACGCTAAGAAGTTTAGTATTTTCTTTAATCTTCTTAAACTTTTCATACACTAGAAACGTTACTAGTGAATCCATAGCGGCATAAGTTTTCATGGTTTCAAAAGGAATCCACTCCCAGCAGAAATCATTTTTAAGAACGCCATGCTCTTTACGATACTGGTCTATCCAGTCGTACATAGGCTTTTCGTAATCTCCGTATGGAGTATATTTTACAGCCAGTGTTTTCAGTCCGTGGTTGCCAGGATTCTCATTAATCAAGTAAGATAGAAGCATAGTATCTTCTATCCTTGGAAACTCGAAGTTGAAATGGTACTGAAAGAACGCCATATCAAACTTAGCATTATGAAATATTACTATCTTTTTGTCGAATAGTTCTTGCAATAGAGATTCTGTAGTTTCATCAAAGCAAGCAGTATCAATATAGGCACCACGCTGACCATCAAAACACAAAGATAAGCCAAGCATATATCCATCACGAGGGTATAGTCCAGTAGTCTCGGAGTCAAGAGCAATGTATTCGCCTGAATGGTCTATAGCATCCTGAATATACTTATTACATTCTTCAGTATCAGAAATGCCGAAAGCAATAGAGTCATCTACTTCTTTGTCTAGAATTTCACCATTGATGTAACGAATAATACTGGTCTTGGAGTCGTCCCAAGTACGTTTTGCCTCTGGCTTAAATGCAAGCATAGCAGGATTTATAACAGGGAGAAACTTTTTCTCTACCCGTTTGCCGGAGTACTCGGTAACAGAATTAATTTTAGTAAAGTATTTCAGAGCTTCACTTCCTACTAGAATAATCCAGTCGTATACGTTAGTATCAATCTGAATATCACAGTCTCGTTTTAATACTTTTTTGAGTGTAGGGTTTGAACACAGTTGAAACTGGTCAAAGTCAAAAGAATTATCAAATTCTTTTTTATAATTAGTTTTAGAAGGTTTAGTTTCTATTAATGCAACTTTAGGCATATAATTTTTTCTCCAAAGATTTAACTTGAGATTGGTTCAGTGCTCCAGGGTCTCTACCTTTTAGATAGATATTCTTGGACGGGAGATCAATTTTCTCACACAGAATTTTTACTTGTTCGGCTCCTGCCTGACCTGCTTCGTCTCCATCAAAAAAGATTACTACTTCTTCTACTCCTTGCATCTTAGCAAGAAGTAGCTTATCCTCGTTGACAGTTTTTACTCCGAAACAACACACTGCGTTGGTCAATCCTTTATCATATAAGTTTAAAGCATCATAAAGTCCCTCCACAAGTATTATTTTCCCTTCTCGTGGATTTGGTACGGGAAATAGAGGTAGTTTTGCTCCGGCAGGAAGCGTAAGATACTTAGGTGTACCATTCGAAGTATGTCTGCCTTGAAAAGCTACTATCTTTCCAGACACACTTCGAATAGGGAACACAACACGCCCAATATAGTCATTCTGACTATTTTGGAACGCTTCAAATTTTTTGTAGGTTTCAGGTTTGATCTCTCTCCAATTCCCAATATATGGGACGGAGTTTTTAGGAAAAGATAAACCAACACTTTCCGCACTCTTTTGTATAATTTTTCGTTTAAGATTTTCTCTGCGTAGTTGTAGTTGGTTTACTTTTTCTCCAAAAAGATTGAAAAGGCTTCCTCTGTACCCACAGGAAAAACAGTTATAGACACCAGTGATCTGGTCTACTCTCATACTAGGATTTCTATCTTGATGCTCTGGGTTTAAGCATCGTACCAAAAAGTCTGCTCCTTTTGGGAGAAACTTTATATTCCTTTTAGTGAGTAGTTCTTGTACTGTCATGGTTTCTTATAGGTACCGTAGATATTCCTAATAGTTTTCTTGCTTCATTTCGTACTTCTTCTGTTACTGCGTGTCCATACTTTTCTGGGTCTACAAGACTTCGTAGAAACCTCCATACGTCTTCGTCCATCATCGTCCAATATCCTTTATGTTATCCTGCGTAATTAGCTGATAAGCTCCTTTATTATACGCAGGAGCAATAGTATATTTACTTGATACTTCTTTTTTATAGTCGTCAGATTCTTTGCCCCGTATCGCACCCGTAGATACTACCGAAGGATAGTTCTTTGTGGGTCTACGATATGGCTCTGGCTCTGGAACGTACTCTTGAAACTTTGCTTTTGGTCTTCTACCAACCTTAGGTAGAGGCTTTCTCTTACGAGATAAAGGTCTGTAAGAATTTGAGGCTTGAACTAGCATAAATAAAAAAGTCTCCTGATTGTCAGAAATTAGATATATTATACTACAACATACCTTTGAAAGTCAAGAACTATTTTTTATATATCATCAATATCTTCATCAGATTTAAGGTCAGAACCCTCTTTTTCTTTTGGAGACATTGCAGCCTCTGGGCCTATTCGTAGAGTTTCCCAGTCCATTTTAGAAGTAAAAGATTTCATTGAAGCAGAACGCATTTTTACACAATTAAAAGTCATGCAAGCATCTTCCTGTTCCCAGGTTTCCAAAGCAAATGCGGCATCAGCAGCATCTAGAATTCCTTTTGCAAAACGAGCTTCGCCTGTAGCGTCTGTTTGATAGGGGGAGAACACAGGTATTTCATACTCCTGTGCCATTGACTTTAAAGATTTGCTTACTTCAATTTGTTCTGTCCAATCGTACTGTCCGCCTCGAGCAGGAAGATTGGAACGCCTTACTTGATTAAGGTAGTCTACAATTATAATGCCAGGCTTTATTCTGCTAGCTTGTTTATCCAAGGTAGCACGAATTTTCCCAAGAGTTAATCCTGAGTCATATACTACGTCTAGTTGCTGAGTCGGGAGAAGCTCATGGCTAGACTTTAGTACATTGTGTAGCTTGTCAAAATCTCTGTGACTTCTATATTCTTTCAGGCGTTCCGAGCCTTCAGTGTAGCGAACTGCCCACCAAGAAGCTACTTTTTCCCATTCTACTACGCTAAGGTTCTTCATTTTTAGTCTAGAAAATGGAACCCCTGTTGCGATGGAGCAACAACGTTGAAGAATTGATCTGCTATCCATCTCAATGGTAAAATAGATTGCAGACTTGCCAGAAGCAACCATGTTGTTTGCAAGATTAGCACAGGTAATTGACTTACCTGCGCCTCTCTTACCACCAACAAGAATTAAGTCTCTAGGAGAGAACTGAATATCATAGTCGTATTCTTCGTTCAATCCAAGTGCGACATACTTCTGAAGGTCTTCTTCAGATTCCCACAATGGAATACTTTGCATACTCTCATTCGGGTCTTGAATATCTACTTTGTCTTCAATATCAAGTACAATCTGATGAAGCTCGTTTATAGACTCTTCTGCATCGTTAAAGGCTATAGAAGAATCTACATAATTTTCGAGAGATGTGAGAATTTCCTTTTGAGCATATTCATTCTTCAAGTATTGAAGAAGTGTATATGGGTCTAGTTCAATATCTTTTTCCGCTTTTATAGCATATATTTTTTCTTGTGTTGCTGAGTCACGAACCCCTAAATGAAGGTCGTCAAAAGACGGAAGCATATGATTTTTGTCATTATGCTTTGATATAATATCATAAATAACATGATACTCTACAGGCAAATAACTTCTGCGAGTCTGTGACCAAGTCTCAGAGTCTTTACACAGAAGTATCTGCTTTATAAATGTACTAGCCAGGTTCAATCGCATTTCTCCCGAATGCTAAAAATGGGTACAAGGCCGAAACCTTATACCCATTGATTTAATTACTATCTTACTTACTGTGCAGCTTTTTCGCGCTTTGCAGCACCATTATAGTCTGATGCGGTCAGACCACGACGAGTAAGCATAGTCTTAACACCACGAACAGTCTTACCGATAGAAGTAGCAATTTCTTCTACAGTCATGCCTGCGATGTCATCCAGGGATGCCAGCGGATCTTCCTTGGTAGAAGACTTCAAAGTCTCCTGACGAGGGATGGCTTCAATAGAGCCAGCACGCAGAAGAGAAAGAGCTTTACCACGAACAGAGTTCACGGAACGACCCATAGCTTCAGCAATATGCTCAACGAAAGCACCATCATTAACCATCTGAACGAAGGTGGCTTCTTCATCGTCTGAGTAAGTCTTCACAGACTCCTTAACAGGAGCAGGCTTGACGTGCCCAGTCAATTCCAGAGACAGTACCTTACCCTGAATCTGTTTGGCAGTAAAATTACCGCCGTCAAAGGCATCAGCAATCTGAGCATAGGTATAATTACCACTGTTATCCTGTACAAAAGTAGCGAGGGTAGCAGCTTGCTCATCTGAGAAAGCCTTAGTAGCACTAGCGGAAGCCAGTTCTACATCAAAGCCCATCTTACGCAGTTTGCTAGAAACTGAGCGAGATGAGGTTTCCAGGGTTTCTGCAGCTTCAACTACAGTAGCCTGAGATACAGGAGACTCGTCTCCTACGAAATTAGTAAGCGCAGCAACGCGCTCTTCTGTCCACTTTGGAACTGCCATATTAATTCTCCAATAAAAATTGTTGTAAGTTATCAACTATTGTTACGCCAGATTCTCTGGCTTTCTTTGTTTTTAATGATTCTATACCGCTTTCATTTACTAGAATGGTTACATCCTTTGTAATACTACTCTTTATACTGTAGCCTAAAGCCTCAAGGTCTTTGTGCGCATCTGTTTTTGTTTTATAACTCTTTAACTTACCAGAAATGCAGACAGTTCCTTTAATTGCTTTTTGTACTACTTTAGTAAAGTTCCAGCTAAAAGGTAGATGCTCTATTTCAGGAAAACTGACTTCTATCCAAGTAAGTAAGTTTTCAGTAGCCTTCTCCCCAAGTCCAGCCTCTAAACAAGTGGTAGCATTGATACTATAAATATCTTCGACAACTTTTGAAAGTTTATCTGATGCCACTTTGCCTATTAGCGGGATGCTAAAAGCAGGTAGTAAAACATTCAATGAAGCCTGCTGGGATATTTCAATCTCAGCGTATAGCTTCTCACCCAACTTAGTTGACTCTAACATAGTACAAATTTCGTCTTTCGATAGGGTATAAATATCTGATATACCGGCAAGGTCTAACTTGCTGATAGTCGCTTCACCTAATCCTTTTATCTTTAGAGTCTTTGTAAAATGTTGAATCTGCTTTGCCTGTTTCGCACCACAAGAGGCACTTCTACAGAACAAAACAAAATTGACTTCATCAAGTAACGAACTGCATGAAGGGCAATTTGTTGGAGCTTGAATCTGTGTCATTTAATCCTTTCCTAAGTTTTGAAAATATATTATACGGAATCCTAAGATAAAAGTCAAGAATTATTTTTTTGAATGTACTTAATTCTTTCACACTCTTTTAACTATTCTAGGAATAATGTCTCCAGAACGAATGACTTCTACACTACAACCTATTTCAAGGTCTAACTCAGTTATATATTTCATGTTATGAAGAGTAGCTCTGCTTACAGTAGCGCCATCTATATTTACTGGGTCAAGTATTGCTACAGGGCTTACTATTCCACTTTTACCGACCTGCCATACTACATCTCGTAATACAGTAACCACTCCTTCCTTTGTCTCTTTTAGAGCAAAAGCACCTCTAGGGTGGTGGGCGGTATATCCAGCGTTTATAAACTCGTTGTAGTTATTCATTCGATAAACTACTCCATCTTGGGGGAAGTCTACAACATCGTCTGTAAAAACTGTCTTGAAGTTCATATCATATAAGGATAGCATAGCTTCCATATAAGTAATCTCAATGTTTGGGTATATGTCGTAGGCGAAGAAAGTTAAGTCTCGCTCAAGAAACTCCGAGACAGACTTCAAATTAAGAGCACCTGCTGCATAGTTTCTAGAATTTTCTATACTCTTCGGAGCAACCACTTCACCTGTAATTTGTACGACCCCGCTGAGAGC